AAAAAAAACAAGTATATATTATATACGTGATAAGAGTATAATAATTTTAATTTATTTATTTTAGAAAGAGGTATTTAAAATGACAGAGTACAAAAACAAAATCATTCCAACAAAAACTTTGCTGAGCCTTGATGGGTCAGAATCGTTTATTATTAGGACTCTAAAAGAAAGAATTATTGCCGACCCAATCCAATTTGGATGCGCAACATACGGCGATCTAGAAGGCAAAAAATACAAGATCTATTATGATAATAATGTAAACAAAAATGATATATTAAAATCAATTGAGTTTATTTATTATCGCGATGATGAGTCCCCAGAATTATTCGAATTAAACAATCTATATACTGATAGAATTGAGATTGTAGATACAGTAGATGTATCTTATAGTCTTAATCTTTTTGGTAACAAAGGAATTGCTCAAATTGATAAAAAGGTGGAGTTTTTTATCAAAGTTAATAATGAATTTAAGATAAAAATTATTGCTATAATTCGTATACGACAATACGAATTAAAGGAAGATGTTAGTATTTTATTTAATAAAATTACTAGTATAACTCTAGTAGATAGATATGCATTTAGTAACCGAGGATTTAAAATTAATGATGATCATATTAGTATGAAAATCAAGTACAATCTAAGTTATAATATTTCAGATGGATGCAAGTTACTAGTTGAATTATTAGGAAATACATTGGAGGAATATTATGCCCCTCTAAGGAAGTTAGCAGAGAAATAAGGAGAATAAAAAGTGAATAATGCAAAAGTAATATTGGGGTTGTCCGGCTATTAGTTCAAAATTATTGAACTTTTAAAGAAAGCCATCTTTACTAATAAAATAAGAGAAGAGTTAAATGGTGGTAATAATATCACTGTATTTGTTGGAAGAGCTATCGATAGTGATATTAATTTACATAGTGTTAATATAAAATTTAATAAAACTGGGAAAGAGCAATTAAGATTCTTCCCAGTTGGCATGATCGGTTACTCTGATTATAATATAAAATTGCTTCAATGTAATTCTAATTCGGTATATTTTACAATGTCTGGTAAAATGGATGGAAAAGTTACATTGAATCGTCATATTGTTTTTGATATTGATGTTAGTGGATATAACTTAACTTTAGATGCCAATATAGTTCTATTGGAATATTCTGATATAAAAATGGAGTTTATTAAATTATTCAATAAGATTAATAGTATTAGAATGATAGATAGTGAGGCATTTGATGATACTGGGTTTGAATTTACAAATAAATACGCTCGTATCAAAATACGAGATAGTGAATTACCTAAATTTGATATCACAAATAGTTATAAATATTATTTAGATAAGCTAAATTCGGCTCTCTATTGTTATTATGAAACATTAAAAGATGGTATTAAAGGAGAATAAAAATGAATAATGAATTAATTTTAAAATCTACAGGTAAAGAATTTCATATTGTAAATGAATTACTTAAATTTATTAAGTATTCTGGGTGTGTATTTATTAGTAGCTCTAACCCATTGGTATATCAAATGGGTGATGATTCTATTATCATGAGAACAGATAGTGAACATGAAGTAGTTCTTGATGATAGAATTAAAGATGTTATAAAAATTATCAATATAGCCGAACCAAAAAATGAAATTGAGTTAGATATAAGCGTTGGAATTGTACGCGTATATAGGACCTATGAATTTTTAGTAAGCCTCGCTGGGGTTTATAAATATAAAATTACAGGAAAATTTAAAACTGAAGAGTCAAAACCTATTGCAAGTAAGACTATGAAAGAAATAGGTTTTGACCATATCCGCGAGGTCTATGAGAAAATTGAAAGTATCAATCTTATAGACCATAATGTATTTAAAGGCGATCAATATTCATTTGGTGAATATAAATTTACAATTTTAAATTATACCAGTGTTGCAAATTTAAATAATATTAAACCTATTGTAAAAATGTTTAATGGCGTTATTGATTCATTTTATAGTAATGGTATCAGTAAAGTCAGCCCTAAAGACTCGGATAAATAAAAAAATAAATATGCCCATGGAGTTTAACTCCATGGGCCATTTTATTATTATTTTTTTATAAATAACAACCGTTTTGAGCTGCAATTTCTTTAACACGATTGCGAAGCCAGTTACCACCAGTGGTGTGAATACCATCAGTAGTACGAATATGGCATTCTGGAACTAGAATATCTAAGTCCCATTTTTCTGCAACGTCATCATATAAGTCTTGTCTAGCTAAGCAACGTTCACCATGAGTATAAACCTTATTTAAAGGAATACCCCAAGTAACACAGCAAAGATAGATAGCATATGCTAACGCATCTAATTGTAGATAATTTACAGGTTCTGGCCCTTCTACATATGTAGAATATCCAGTATAGCCATCGCCAATAAGTTGACTATCTTTATTAGAGCATACTGCAATACCAAAATTGCCAGTATTTTCCATATAACTATGAGCACCCTTTTCATCAAAATTTAACATTTGATGATATTGGGCACCTCCATCAATACAAAGATGATAATCATTAAATAATACAGTATTATCAACACCAGTCCAATGAGCAGTAATCATTCTATTACTATGACCTTGGGCTTTTACAACTTCAAATAGTTCTTCTTTACTCAAAGACATTAGTTTGCCTCCTTTATGGTTAAATAAAAATTACTTATTTTATTGTAGCATCATAATCTATCCAAATCAAGAGGATTAGATCTAAAGTATTTTTCATTTAATAATTTAACCATATCAGGATCTTGTAGATTTACATCCCAAGACTTATCAGTATAATATTCAGATTGTTTATACAACTCAGATTGATATACGATATCTATAGCTCTATATCTATTCCAAATTAATTCAAATTCATCTTCACTAATTGAAGTAGATAGAATGCTTCTAAGTAATTCTTTATCTGAAATATAAGTATTAGGCAATTGACCTTCAGCTATTAGTTTTACTAACAATTTAACAGTTGAAGATACATTTAAAATTGAATAAAGATCTCTACTAGAATATCTAGTTAATGCCATGAATAATCCAAGCATCTTTGTAGATATAATAGATGCAGAATCAATAGTTCTATCAGATAATTTTAATGATCTTAAATATTCCATCATGCCATTCATTTGATCAATTATTGTATAATTTATCATACCATTAACCCATCTATGTTTAAACACAACTGTTTGAGTTTGAGTTAATGCTGGAATGATAAATTGCAATTGACTAGTAGATAAAATTATATTAGGATCATAGTTTCCTTTAATATATTGGTCCTGTATTTGAGTATAAATAATAGTTGCAGTTTCAAATGGCGCCTGAATATAATATACATCAGGAATGTATTTACATAACTCTTTTAGAATTGCACAATTCTGAAGCATAAATGTAGTAATCATTTCTGCTAATACCATTTTCTCAGTATTAGTATGATTGTATTCTGGGTAGAAATGCTCACTTCTAGTCATAGGACCAGAAGTCTGAATAATGAATATTCTAGCATGTACTCCATAATATTTTTTATAGAAAGCTCGATAATGACTGCATAGATTTACTATAGTTGCCGCAACAGAAGATCTATCTCCGACAGCAATATCATTACGATACATTTTTCTAAATATTTGATACAAATCTATATAAATATTAACTGAAGTTGCATCACTATTAGCAAATGCTAAATTAGTCATTTCTCCTAAAGTTTCATATTTTATATAATTTGCAATAATTATACTTTCAGCATTTAATAAATGCTTAGCTTGATAGCTTCTTCGTTCCATTTAACTATTCCCACAGTTCTTACAATGAATTGCTCTATTTAATTTAGCAAAGCATTCATCACAAATACCACTAAACATAATCTTCGATGGATGTCCTTGAGATTTACCGCAGAAAACACAATGGAATGGAAGTTTTTCAGCTTTAGCTATACGCTCTAAGCAACTATCGCATGCCATAATTTTCATATCTCTTACATCACGCTGTTCAATCTTATGACAGAATTGACATTCGAAATCCCAATGATCTACAAACTTAGGGGATTCATTTTTAAATACACAAGTTTCATAGATGCATCTACCATTATCATTTCTGTAAACACATGTAGTTCGTTCACATGGTTCGAACTGCTCATAAGGTGGCTGTGTTCTATTTTTTATCTCTTCTTGATTGTCCGGTGTAAATCCCGCCATTTCTTATCAATCCCTTCTTTTCTTTTTGATTCAGCTAAAGCCATAAGATTCTTAGCCAATGTACTTGTTTTTTCAATCTCTGGCCAAACTGCCGCTGCAAATTCTTCTACACAATTATTAACTAGTGTAAGATCAAATTTAGCATTCATAATATCTTACCTCCTTCTTAAGATTATAATATATAATCCTCTAGGATTTAAACTTATTGAAATCAAAATATGTAACTTTAGATGTATCCATATCTTTAGTTTCCATACGTTTAATTGTATTATTATATTGACTTCTATTATAAAGCATATTCATATACTTAAGATGAACTTCTACTCTAGGCTTAATAGAATAATACTTTCTAACTGTACCATCAACTACAAGAGTATCGTCCAACCATATATTAGAGTTAAACATATCAGAATATTTCTTTCCAATATTATCCCAGTCAGGTTTATTTGTTGGTCTAATTAAACCAATTTCTGCTAGGAAAATATCTGTTGTATTGAAAGAATTAGGAGTCTTAACAAATGCGTTGAATTCTACATCACATGGAGTGTATAATAATTCTTGTACTTGATTTAATTCACCAGAATCTAATAGTCTACGCATATACATATTATCTTCTTTACCAGTAATAGAATATACATGAACAAATTGGGAATTAGCCATAGCCATATTGGCTAAATTATATCTATTTACTATTCTAAATCTAGGACGCGGAGATCCTTCAGGTTCTTCAAATAGTACTACTTTTATATCAAGGAAATCTAAAGTATTCATCATTCGATTTCTTTTTTCTAAAATTTCTTGTTGCTTCTTAGGAGTGATATTATATTTATCATACATCCACTCCAATCTATCTTGAAAGTTTTCTGGAATTTCTCCATACTTTTCTTCATATTCATAGAATTTCTGTTTTCTATTTTTCATATATTCACCTCGACAAATAAAACGAGTTAAGGTATCTAGTACCTTAACTCAATGTTTTATTTATACTAGTTTTTACCAAATACACGGTTAGTGATAAGGTTAGCAACGTAGTTATTGACTCTCGTCGAAATATTATATGGTAAGTTAGCTGCGGCTTGTTCTTTAAGAGCAGCATACAATCTAACTGTACGTGAAATGTCAGGTTCGTTGATGTTTACACCAGCAATATTAGCTAGATAAGTCATCAATCCGACATTACCAAATGCATTACCTGGACCACCTAAGATAGTTTCATTAGAGATTGTCAATTTACTATATAAATCACGAATATCTAATGATACATCTACTGTTGTAGGAAGACCATCGATAGTCCATCCGCCTTCAGATCCTTTTTGAACTGACATGGAAAGAAGTCCCATATCTACATTAAAGAATCCTCGATAGAATGCTCTAACAAGGAATGGAGATACATAACCATTTGGAGATACTTGTCTTGGTGCACATAATGCAATCAGATGCATCAAAGGTACACCAATATTTATAAACCAAGATCTCCGATCATAGTCAGGAGATACTAATTTCATATTAACCGAATAGCTAGTAGAATAAGAAGAATCTGCCCATAATTCAGGGAATTCTAATTTACCACCAGCAAACACAGTTCTAGTACCATTCATGATCATACCCATGAATCCAGACATAGTTCCAGTACCAGCATTCTTTGTCATGGCATCGACATTAGGTGCTGCACCATTAAGTCCTTTACTCATGAATACATCAACATCAAGTCCACTAATACCAGTAAGGAATTGCACTTCCCTTCCAACATCAGACATACCGTTTAACTTATCTGCAAGAATACTCTTAGTAGATTCATTACCAAAGCTTTCAGAAATTTGGGTTTCTGAATTTAGATAGAATCCTACACCCCCATAATATGAGTAATTATGTGCAAGGGCGTTATTAGATCTTTCGAACCAGTTTATAGTTCTAATAGTTTGACCTTGATATTTTTGGTCACTAATACCTAAGAAAATAGATAGTGCAGTACACATACTATTTACGTATCTATAATATTCTTCAGCTTCGAATTGAAGAGTATAGTAACGCATCTCTTCATTCTTTTTGCCTTTGATATCATTAACTCCAAAAGCAGAACCGAATAGATTGCCGAGTATAGACTTTCTCTTTTCATCACTATATCCAGCCATGAAATCCGGTATACCAGGAGTTAATACTAATAATGGCATTTTAGATAATATCTTTTCATAATATTTTCTACCATAATTAGTGTTGCCATTATTTTTTATTCTATTATCAGCAAGAGACATCCATTGATATGGAAGCCCCATAACTGTACTTAGTTCATTAATAGAGAATTTTAATCCTCTAGTGGTATTTCTTACAAAGTCACTATTATTAGCTCCTTTAGTAATAGTAGCATAAAGTTTATTAGCTCTATCTGATGCGGCTTTAATTGCAGATTCATAAGTTTTCTTATCAATCCCAACTGCACCATAGAAAGTATCAGTTAGAGTTTCAACTAAACTTTTAGGTTGGGGAGGTTTCTTGGCCTCAGATTTAGCTTTAGCCACAGTTTTTGCAGCATCAAGTTTTAATGTTTTATTATCATTATTGGTTCCAGCATTTCCACCTAATCCAGATTTTGCTCCGGCAAACGGATCTCTAACCTCACTCCAAGAACCACTTTTTTGTCCATTAACAATACCTAAAGTTGGATTAGTATAGTTTACACTTACATCATCAACAAATATCTTAGGATTATCAAAGGGATTAGCCACTTTAAAATATTTATCCAGGGGTAGTGCAGCTCCCCCTGTTAATTTCCCAAGTCTACTGTATCTTCACTAAAGTTAGGATCGTCACTATGAGAAATAAGTTTTAAGTCTTTAGTCCAAACCCAAGTTTGAATGCCTTTTGGATAACCAAGAAGAGCTAATTGATGAGAAGAATCGAATAAGCAAAGACGATGAATCTTTGGTTCATATTCTTGATCTGGCAATGGACGATTGTATGCATCTAAAGCACCTTTACGAAGCATAACTAAATCATTGTGCTTAGCTGTCTTAGGATCTAGAGATGGATAATCTTCGAATTCCATACATTCTTCAAAATATTTATAAGTACCACGCATAGATTGGAATCTAACATAGCCTTTTTCAAATTTAATCCAGATATGATCTACTGGAGTTGGATCACTACCATCTGCATGGAAAAGCAAACCTGGCATTACATATTCAGCATGTACCACTTGTCCTTTACGAACAACAGATACAGCTTGAGCATAATCATCAGGAGCTTTACGTACATAGATAGGACCTTTAATACATTTATATTTTTTATCATAAACCATTAAGCCCATAATATTGCCTCCATTAAATAATTTATATTAATATTATTTGGATGTTGTGGGACCCTATATATTTGGGTCCCATTTAACTCCCATAATATCTTTTACATGTCTATCTAATTCAATTAATACTTTATTGATACCACCAACAATCAATACTGACGATACCATACGAGCATTAACTGATCCGACAGGTAAGAAGCTATGAATCTTTTCTTCCGGGCGATATTCAGATGTAGGTTCTTCTCCTTTAGGGAAGATTTCTTTTACTACGCCCTTTAATGCAGAGAAGTATACTAGCTTATCACCAACAGACATAGAATCTTTATATTTAATATAGAATTCTACCAATACTTTACCTTCTGCATGTTTTAATTTACCAATAGCTGGTAATACACCAGAAGTTCCGTATTGACTTCCATCTATACCTATTTTAGCCAACTTAGATTTCATCTTTTCAACTGGTGTGTCGAATTTAGATACAAACTTAGCTAAAGATTTAGACATTTCTGATTTATCTACAGTGGAGTATACTTTAATATCTTGAAGTACACCTGTTACTTTAGATTTAATCAAAATCTTACCTAAATCATTTACCAAGTCTTTAGAATCAGAATTCTTTTCAACCATCTTAGCGATGATATCTGTAGCATCTTGATCTTCAAATGAAGATCTATATGACATGATAGTTTGGCCTTCTTGTAACTTAGTTCCAATTTCCAAACATTCAATGTCAATATCTTTTGCATCTAATAAAGTATCTACTTGAAGTACAATTTCAGATGCCATCTTTTCAGATAGATCATGAGAAATGATAGCACTATCTTCAAAGCCTTTTTCTGTATGCATAATAGCAATCTTAGTTAAAGTACCAATATTATAAGCTAAATTACCTTCACCTACAGTGTCAGAATAACTAGATTTATCATATGCTACAATATCTCCAGCTTTTACTTTATCTCCAACTTTATAGTTTTTACTTGGATCGAGTTTAATAGTGATAAAGAAACCACCATCGGAGTTCTTTTCAACTTTTTCTCTAAGATCTACGAATTCACGTATATTATCATCATTCTTAAGAATAATATAATCATTAGTGACTTCTTCTACTATAGAATTAGATTTAGCTTTATGAGCAAATGTATCAGATGTTAAATACGGTAATGCTTGGTCGGCACCATTAGTAACTAATAGTGGATCTTGTTTAGTTGTACGCATACCATGTTTAGAAGTCTGAATAAATGTCATTGCTGTACGGAATGGGTCATCATGGGTAGTACCAAATGGAGTTAATGCTTCTGTGATAGATAGAGTAGATGCATCGGACATCTTATCCAATTCATTACCAGATTTAATATACCCCTTAGTACTAGTAATACCCATATTAATTGTAGCTTGACGGTTAATACCTACAGTACTGGAGAAACCAGTAGACATAGATAATTTATTAAGCATAGACTTATCATAAGTACGTTTATCTAAGCTATAGCTTCTATCAGAGTTCATACCAGATAAACCTTTAAAGGTTACTGTATTTGCAGACTCTAATTCCAATAATGGAGATAACTTAGATAGATCACTAGTTGTAACATCTGCTAAAGCCATATCAATGACTGCAGATTGTTTCATAGTCATCTTAGCATCTTTACGGTTATTCTTAATTTCTCGTAAATATTCACCATAAGAAGTTGCTAAAGATTTATATAAGAAATGAACAAGACGTTCATTAGTTCTAAATCTATTACCAGTGATATCTACATGGCGATTATATTTATTAGTAGTCAATAAAGAACTTGCATATGCTAATGCTTCCAAATATGTAGTCGGAAGTTTATAAGTCTTACAAACTTCAACTGTAATTGGATCCATCATTAAGTTGGCAAATGAATCTAAACCATCTGCTCTATTACGGCTACCAAATTCTTCAAGCATATCTAACCACATAGCTTTTCTATCAATATCTGTAACTGAATAATCTTCTGTAGGAAGAATCATCAATCCATTAAATAATAGAGAAGCTTCATCATAGTTATTATCATGATCGAAGAATTTCATAAATCCATCATTAAATTTAACGTAAGTTTTAGTATCGGTTGGTCTCTTTTCACTGAATTCATATCTGATTCCAGCCACTTCTAAAGCTTTAGTTAAACCAGCAGTATATGCCATAACTACAATAAGAGGAATCTTACCATTCAAGATACTTGCTCGAGAGTAAGTTAATCGTTTTCCTGGTTTATCGTATTTTCTGATTAATGGAGCTAATTGAGTACACATGAATGCTATAGATTTAGCCACATTATTATTCTCAACCATTATAGGCTCATTATTTCCAGTGATACCAATAGTTAGTTTAGTTTCATCTACTTTAATTTTCTTTTCGATAAGTTTATCTCTAAGCTCATCTTGGTTAAAGTAAATTACGCCACCAGATTTGAATGTAATCTTATTGAAGAATTTGGCTAATTCTACATATTCCATTGGCAATTCATACTTAGTGCAAATCTTAGCATTATTACCAGTTTGAATTTTAACTATCTTATCATAGATATTTTCTTTTTCATAATCGTTATATAATTCTTTAGGCTCACCATTTTCAATAAAATAATTCAATGCTTTGATTAAATTATCTACATTGGAGTTTAGTTTGCCAGCTTGGCCATAACGAGTAATGAAAATTTTGTTATAGTTAGAAACAACTTGAACTGTATCTTCATCAGTCTTAATGATTGGAAGATTTACAAGTTGTCCAGGGACTACTTTATCATTACCACGTAAACGTAAGAAACGATTATTGATTATCTTAGGCATATCAAACTTAATAGTATGACGTTTACCTAAAGAATCTTCTAAATGAACCGTATATGTAATAATAGCATCCTCAGAAGTAGATCTATCTTCTTGGGTTACATCTATTACAGACATTGGAACGTCTTTATTTTTTGAGAAAGAATAAATACATTGCATAATATCCGCATCAATATTATAATCTTTCTCGAAGTTTGGTTTCTTAAGATCTTTCCACTCATCATCTATGCTTTCAACATGTTTAGTTAAATCCGTAGATTCTAGTGGTTTATCTTCAGTCTTAACCAATTCACTGATTGGTGTATTATTCAATCTTTCTCTTAGGAATTTATCATTAAGAGAATCTAAACGTGCTTTACGTGTTGCAGAAATCTTGAATGTATCATCTTCATCATCTACGGCTTGAAGAATTAATTCTTTAATTCTAGTAGATTGATCTATTTCTTTTTCTGCATCTTCTTTGGATATATTCCAAGATACAACTTTATCAACTTCTGAAGAAATTTTATCAGCTGTGGATTTCTTATCTTCAGCTTTAACTTTCTTAATTTCATCTTCTGTTGGTTCAGCTTGTTTACCGGACAGTGATTTAATTATTGTAGTATTTTGAGCATCTTGTGATCCTTTAACATCTAAATTATTTACTTCGATATTAGTGTCACGTTCAATCTTATCAATAACTACAGTTTTGATATCGTCTTTATCTTCAGGTACGTTATCTTCGACTAGTTCATTTCGATGCATCTTAATAATATTAGCCTTGAATAAATTCAAGTTTTTATTATCAAGATCTTCTAATCTTAATTTAAACCAACCAAAGTTATTCATGAAAATAAAATCAATTCCAAATAGATTAGACAAAGATTCTTTTGGCTTCTTAAACAATCTATGAATCATCGTAATTGGATTAATAAATTTTTGATGATTAAATAGCATTGTTGAAGGAATATCTTGACACCAATCATTTACTGGAACGATTACTGTTTTTCTTTTGTAAGATTTATATTCAGGATTATTAATAAATCTACTGAATAGAGCATATATTAAATCTATACCTCTATCTTGAGTATATTTATTATTATTCAAGAATAAGTTATGATAATAAGAGTTATCTATAAATAGATTTCTATTATTATACTTCTCAATCTTAGGATAGAAGAATTTAATATTAGGATTATTAGATTTAACAAAATCTCTAATCTTTTTAAGTTCAGAAGCAGTCTTGATTCGTTCTTTAAATAGTATTTGTTTCAATCTACTATTTATCATACTTTCAGGAGTAGCTTCATTGAAGAAAAATAAATTGTCCGAATCTTGATAATAAGATTCGGTTATCATTGGGTGACCACTTACTACAGAAGAAGAAAATGGTTCCTCAATATCCATTGATTCGTTTTTGATAATTCCATTCTTTAGAGAGTAAAATACTTTCCATTCCATATAATATGAATTAAACATATTTAAGTTTTCCATCATACTGGAATTCATAACTCTAAGAGAGGATTCTATAGTTGGAGACAATAAGAAAATTGCACTCCCAAAGCGTTTATTTTGTTTCACAAATGGTGTGAAAAAATGGGTTTTAAGTAGTCTAAAAGGTCGCACCTTATCTACGTTTATAGGCATCTTTAACCCTCCTTTATATTAATCTATTGTTGAAGAAATAGATGTTAATATTCTAATCGGTGCTAACATCATAATAGTAGATATATCGAAATTAAATGAAAACTTTTTAACAAGGTCGAGAAGTGATAGAAGATATAGTGGGTGTGTGGTAGTATTAGACGTATTTACCAATCTTATACATCTTTTAACTCTCAATAAATAGCGTTCTAACAGAACTATCATTATACTCAACTATAATCATTAATGGTTTAGGCCTTAGCTTATTAAGTGGGGTGTTAGGATACTATCTACAGAAATCTTGATGAGGTATAATTAAGAAAAACTTTTTAACTATTTTTAATCATAAAACTGTTACTATAAAAAATATATGTTAAGACCAAAATGACTCTCTTCTTAATTATACCAGCACAAATAGCCTATAGGTCTTCACGATCTATAGGCTATTTTTTTATTTAAATAATACAGCTGATACATTTAAGTAATCTATTTAGACAGTTTGAGGTATAAATATGACTACTAAAGTAAAAAATAAAGATTCAAACAATGATAGTAAACATGATTTCATTTTAGAACTGTCTAGAATGACTCATAAAGAAATTAATGATTTAATTAAATCAAAAGGTAAGCCACCTAAATTGGTGGAAGCCATTATCCATTTAGATGAATGGGTTGATTAAGTTAAAGAACGTCTTTTGACGTCTTTATATATAATTATTTAAGGAGGATTCCGTTATGGAAAAAGTGGTTGACCTAATTAAAGAGGTTAAAGAGAATTTGACTCATGCTTCTTCTTCTCATAAAGATGAAGTACGTGTTATGCGAGCATTCTTAAACGATACTACTTATGAAGTTGGGGTATATGATAAAACTGGTAAAGTTGGCACAGTAGCTCCAGCTAAAGAATTCCGTAGTATTATTACAAATGCAATCGTTGCTACAACTAAAATTAGCAAAGATGAAGCCGAAGGTCTAGTTTCTACTTATGAAGCTAAAAAATCTGATGCGGAAAGTATGATTGCGATCTCTAAAGAGTTCTTAAATACATACTTGCAGACTAACCGTAAAATTAGTCTTGGTGGACGTGAAAAATCGAATGTATCTTTCATTAAGAAAGAAATCAAAGCATCTACTCGAACTTATCCTAAACAAGTTGGTGTTGATGCGGCTGGCAAACCTGTTTATGAAAAAGCAGAGATCAAAGTTAGCCCTTATGATTCTATTAAGGTATCTAGTCCATGCCCAACATGGATTAAAAAATAATTAGAGCTGAACTATAAAGTAATTTCTTATATTTTTTGGTTAGTATAAGAAGTTATACCGTTCACTCAAAGATAATATATTCATCACCACCCATAGGAGTTAAACTCCTATGGGTATATTATCTTTTAAAAAACTTGTTACATATAGGTAGTATGAGCTTGACTCACTCATACTGTGATTCATATATATTTTC